CGCGGTAGTCCTCCCACTTGGTGATTACGTTGTTGCTGATCTCCCACCGCGCATTAGGCCGCAGCAGTTGCATGGCAGTTTCAATGCCGTAGAGTTGGTAGATTTTTACCATGTGATTATTACGATACCTGAACCGCCAGCAGCGCCTGAGTCCCCACCACCTTGGTTACTGCCGCCACCGCCACCGCCACCAAGATTTGCAGTTCCAGCGGTAGGCACAGACGCGCTACTTGACCCTGCGCCACCTCCACCCGCACCGCCTGTTCCAGCGGGAGCCTGAAAAGGACTACAGCCGCCCCCACCACCACCAGCATAAGTTACAGAGGAACCAGAAAGACTGTTTGCAAGGCCAGCGCCCCCGTCACCGCTACTTGAGCCGCCGTTAGCCCCAACCGCAGAAGCACCGCCACCGCCAGCAGCTTGATCTCCAGAAGTTGAGTGGGAACCACCGGCAAAACCTTGACCGGCTGGAGAAGCTGTGCCACCTGTGCTTGTATCGGCAGAACCGCCACCACCTGAACCACCAGATGCACCATTTTTAGCTGATGATCTTGACCCGCCGCCGCCACCACCTGCCGAGGTAATTGACGAAAATACCGAACTGACTCCAACTGTTCCCGTTGCACTTCCAGATGTTGATCCAGCACCACCCGCACCTACTGTGATTGTGTACGCAGTTCCAGGTGAAACAGATAAACCCGTAGCAGTCCTAAAACCACCAGCACCACCGCCACCGCCTAGGTCAAAGCCGCCGCCAGCACCACCCGCTACGACAAGGTAATTCACGCTCGTCACGCCAGCAGGAGCAGTCCAGATACCCGAGGAGTTGAATATCGCCATATTACTGGGCGCGAGGTAGGAGATGATTACTATGCCTGAACCGCCAGCAGCGCCAGCAGCACTACCTGAGCTACCACCCCCGCCACCACCTGTATTTGCAGTACCTGCCGTTGCCACCGGAGTTGGATCGGTTTGACCATTCCCCGCGCCGCCTATTAACCCACTTGCTGTTGGGAATGTTCCACCAGTACCACCACCGCCATAATTAGCCTCTCCACCACCGCCGCCACCTGAGTACGATGTGCTAGTTCCAGAAATACTTGATAGCGATCCATTGCCGCCTTTTCCGTTAGCCGAAGATGTTCCATCCTGCCCTACTGATCCAGCACCGCCGCCACCACCAGAACCATAAACACTAGCACCATTATAGCTTGATCCACCTGCATTACCTTGCCCAGACGGTGAAGCAGCGCCTCCCGCAGATGTAGAGGCTACGTTGCCAGCGCCACCGCCGCCAGAGCCACCATCTCGTCCGGGGTTTAATGCTGAACTCGGCGCAGTTTGCCCCGCACCGCCACCGCCACCACCTGTTGAGGTGATAGAAGAAAATACTGAATTAGCGCCAGAAGTGCCCCGCGTAAAATCAGGTGAACCACCTGCACCACCTGCGCCTACTGTTACCGTATAGGACGTTCCTGCCGTAACAGACAAACCTGTGGCAGTTTTAAGTCCCCCACCACCTCCACCTCCACCACTACGGTTACCACCGCCACCACCACCCGCTACGACGAGATAATCAACCTTCGTAACGCCAGCAGGAGCCGTCCACGATCCTGATGCGGTGAATTGCTGGATGATGCGAAAGCCACCCGTTTTAGTTAGAAAGAAATTTTTAGCGGCGAACATTAAGGTGTGTACCCCTGAGCAATTGATCCATACCAGTTTGTACCGTCACTAATGAAAGTAAGAATATCCATTTTGCCAGCAGTCGCAGTAATTGTTGGTGTTCCTAACGAATCAAATTTAACTGAAGTAAAGGTTGCAGTTCCGTTGCCTGTAGTGGCAGCTTGTTTGAGCAGCAAAACAAAAGACTTGCCAGCAGTTGCAGTCGGCATTGTAAAAGTACAAGCCGTAGAAGCGGTCAAAGTCGCGGTTTGTACTGTTCCGTTAGTCAGCGCCAAAGTAGATGAACTTGTAACGGTTCCAATCGCAACCACCGATTCAACGTAATTAGTAACGGTTATATTGGTCGTTGTCAGGTTACCAAGGGTGCTAGTCGTATTGCCAAGATAGACAGCCGTATTGCCTAGCGTAATCGCCGTGGCAAAGTTTGCGTCTAGTTGCGACAGCGGTATGGCGCTGGTTGCCGTTGCAAATGTATTTGGAACCGCCATGTTAGAACCTCGCTCTCAATTCATGCTCAAATTCAAATCCGTGTACAACAACGCCAGGAACGGTTGCGGTGACAGTCTGGCCTAGATACTTGCCCCATTGCTCTGCATCCGTCTTATAAAGGATGTATCCACCCGCAAGCCACGTTATTGTTGTAACCGAACTGTTAGTCCATCCAATCGTATTGCCAAGGTAATTCGTCCAACCCACTACGTTGGTTAAAGAATATACCGGAGTGCTGCCCACTTCACTATCGACAGTAACCGACAAGGTTCCCGCCGTAGACAGCGTAGCCTCAATCCCAACCTTCAATGCTTGTTTATCCCGAATAGGATCAGTCATGGGCATTAGGGCTGTTACTATCGTGCTATTTACATTAGCCGTTGTATTACTGTACAACTTATAAAGCGCGTTAGATTCTGTACCGTAAAGGCTAATTAACCCGCCTGAAGGAACAGAGGTGACAAAGTTTAGGTCATCGCCCTGGCTGGTGAAGAACCACTTTTTCTCAAAGAAAACAGCTTGAACAAATCTGGCAGATCCACGGTACGTTTGCTTAAAGTTGAAAGCCGCGCAGAGGATATTGTTTAGCAGAACTTGACCGGCGGTAATCGGGTAGGTGAAATCAATGAAGGGGAATACCCCATCCAGAGAGTCTGAGAGTTTGCTAGTAGTTGAGCCGACCAGAGCATAAACGCCATAATCATTAAGGAATAGGACTGAACGGAAATAAGGGAATATTGCTAGTGAACGCTTACTTCCAACGGATGCGCTGACGTTAGTGTTAGTAAAAAGCGTAGCACCAGACGTAGTTACGCGAACATCAGAAAAGACGTTAATGCTGTCATCACCAAAAATGTACAGGAAGTTATTTGCAGACAGTATTTGCTGGATGTTCCCATGCAAGGTAGAGTCTGTAAGGTTAATGGTTCCCGCAGATACGCTGGTGAAATCGTTATAGGATGCAGCCGCGCTGTAGGCAACACTACGTCCAAAAGAAATCCAAACCCTGCCTGAAAACGATGCGATCCCGTTATTGTTGCTGCTATTTATTATTGCTTTTGCCGTGGCATTTGCGCCTGCACCGCCGGTAATGGTCACCGTGATATTGGCGCTGTTGGTATAGCCAGAGCCAGGGTTAGTCATAATAATCGTATTGACCTGATTCCCTGAAATGATTGCCGTAGCCGCAGCATTAGCACCACCGCCGCCAGAAATGGTTACTACGGTGTTTGCTGCATTGGTATAGCCTGATCCTGGGTTCGTTATTAAGCAAGAAACCGTACCCGTAGCAAATGTAATCAAACCGCCCACAAGATTGGCAGCAGAACCACCACCACCAGATACCGTAACTGTTGGCGCAACGGTATAGCCAGTTCCAGCCTCAGTAATTGTGATGGAATTGATTGCACCGGACGATACGGTGACTTCAGCTTGCGCTTGTACGCCATTGGCATCATTAGGAGCGCCAATAGTGACCGTAGGCGCAGAGGTGTAGCCCGTACCGGCATTAACCGCTGCAATTGGGCCTACTGATCCTACAAAAACGGTATTGTTGCCATCCCAAGTAAAATATCCCTTAGATGGGTCAATAATTAATACGCGCTCATCTTTCCATTGACTAGTTTCAACGCCAGAGGCCGAGAACGTGCTGGTAACTGCTACGTTACCCTTGGTAAGCGTGTCTAAATCAAAATACTCAGCCCTACCATCTGCTTCAAAAGCAAGAATGTAGTCTTTGTTATTAATATTGGCAGAAGTTAAATGCGAAACCGTATTGGCAAAAGTAACCGCAGCATTGCCAGAATTTAAAACAACGGATCTGTTGTTTGTTATTTTAAGGTTTGCATACCCTACTGGCTGTACATTCTCTAGCCATGCAAACTCATCTTCACCAATAGCGGTACGGTTCGCTTTGGTATTAACACCCTTGAACTGTTTGATTACTTGATAAGACTTCTTTTGTTCAGCAGCAGCCATATCAGTACGGAGCACTATAGGGTGAAGGCATCCTTCTTGTGTAAGTTGTTGCTAATACTGATTGAGCCTGTCTTGTATATTCTTGTTTGAATATCTCGGCTTCCCCATAAGATTGCTCTTTAAACTTGGCTTTGTAGCAAGCGTAGAAAGCTACAGGAGAAGTCCAGGGGTCAGGTATCTCATCAACTTGGGCATCAGTAACAAGAGGAGTGGGAAGAATAATTGTATCCAGTTCCATTGCATAAACTTGGTCTGGTACAGGCGAAATGTAAAAGCTAGTTGGCCCATACATTGAAAACGCTACAGGTCTACCAATGTAGTTTTGGTAAAACCTAAGTTCAGCATTGAACTGCGTCCAAGGCATATAGCGCAAAGGTATGCGCGAATTACCAAAGATAATATTGATATTAAGAACGTCCATCGTGAACGCCGCATTAGGCAGCGAAGCAAACGTATAGACTTCTTGATTTGTAACGGTAGCAGAGGTCTGATAAGTTCTCAGACAGCCGGTATCGCGCACCAGTCGTTGACGCGCTTGATTAATGTAATCCGTTAATTCAGGATTTGAATAGAAATTTGCATTGGCATCGTGCAAAAGCCTACGACATTCTGTGATGTATCCAGAAAGAGTTTGTGACATTTATATCCCAAATCATGCTGGCATAGCAGAGAAATTTCCCCCACCCTTTTTATGGGGAAGGGGTACTCTTTCTACCACGGGGGATAACGCGTGATTCCTTTGCGGCAACTCCTCGGTAATCTCAAAACTCTCAAGAACTTTCAAACCTTCCGGTATGTCATTCGTTGTTTTGATAAACCCAAGACTAGCCATGTAAGGTTCTTTATTAACCTCACCATACCCAAATATGTGACGCGCAATCGCAACCGAAATCTCAACTGGTTTATTGATCGGAAACACCAATTCCTTACAGGCGTAATCCGTAATCAGTTCGTTCTTCGATTTGTTTGTCACATATACGGTTGTCATAGTTATAGACTTATTACATCGCCAAATACGGTTATATCGCAAGTGCCATTGGTTACGGCAGTATTTACCTTCACGAACAAAGCACCGGCTGTATAAGTACCCGTAAGAGTACCCGCAACCAGGCCAAGGTCTTGATAGGTAGAAGTGCTTGTAACGTTAGCCAACACAACGTTGTTAGACACGGCATTTGTCGCGTTACCATCACTACTTGTAATAATCGTGATATTTGCCGTGTTTATTGTTGCATTTGCGTTAGATACCGTAATCTGGCGAATGATGTATTGCGTACCACCCAGAATCGCAATGGTAGCAACCGCATTACCCGTAGCAGTAACCGATACGCCAGTAGCTTCGCCAATGGCATACCGACTAAACTTATCGGGGTAATTTGCTCCTACATGATTCGCAATCATACGGTTTCCTTAGGAGTTATACGTTCCAGAAACGGACGCACCACCATTAACGGTAATCATGGTGACGTTTGCGTTTGCAGAAGCGGCAACTACGTTGACGTTTACGCCATCCGAAATAACTACCCCGCCGGTGTTGTTAGCCATGAGAGTGCTAAATGAAGTTCCGTTATTGGCAGTAACAGTTATGTTAGCCGTAGGGAACATCAGATAAACACCAGCAGGGATAACCGTACCTGGCGTGGTAACGGCAGCAACCGTAGTGGTTTGAAAGTAAGCGCCAGCAGTATTAGTACCTGCGCCTGAAATGATGATTTTATTTAGTGCGAGTGCCATGACTATTTCTCCTTAGATGGACAGCGAGTTATAGCCCGTCACCTTGGTCATGGCTTTGGGTTTGGTGTTCACCAATTCGGCAATCATCAAAACCGCGCCAACATAACCAATTTGCCAGTTCGGGAGGGTGGACTCAAATCCGGTAAATACAAACGAACCTTGGTCGTGAATGTAGAGCGACAGGTAGTTAGTATTCAGCAGATACAGAGTACCTTCTGGGCAATACGGATCGGGGTAGATTGGAACGCCAGCAACCATCAGGGCGCGAAACGCTGCCTGGGGGCCGTTGCCATCTGCATCAAAACCCGAACCTGGGGTAATAACGTACTGTTCTTGACCAACGTAGTCTTGAGCCAGCAGCGTCCAAGTACCAAAGCCGCATACGCCAAAGGACGGAACTTCCGCACCGTTCTTAACCGTACCGCTGATGTACTGAAGCACGTTCTGACGGGTCGGATTAACCGAACCAGCCGCGTACTGTTTTGACTGCCACCAAGTATAAGTTGCGCGGTCAATGTTACCGTAAGTACCCGACGAAGCAACCGCCAGGGGCAGACCGATAAATTGTTGCGTATTAGTCGTGTTGTTGTACAGAGCCGTTGCCATCGCGTCCATCATGACGTTTGTAGCGTCATTCATACGCGCTTCAATCAGCGGGATAACCGCGTGATCTTGCTGGACTGCACCTTCCATACCGAGGAAAGGTACGGGGGCAATCATCAGCTTCAGGTTAAACTCAGCATTGTAAGCACCCTGCTGGACTGACGGTTGCGCGAAAGAGCCGCTGTAGTCAGACCATTGAGCGTTCACAAACTGCGAACCCTGAACTGGTACGGTTACCTGAGAAACACCACCTGATGCTTGCTGGCTATTTGCAATCAGCGCAGCCATTAGGGGTGTCGAGTTATAAAGTTGTACGACCAGCTTCGGGATAAACGCCCTACGGGTTACATAGGTAAGTTCATTATATTGCGAAGAACCTGAAGCCGGAAGAATACCGCCGCCGATAGGCATAGCTTATCTCCGAAGTTTAAAAAATCCCCTATTACTACAAACCAATGGGTCGCGGGTTTTTACGCAACTCATTGAGTGCTTTTGCTGCTTCATCACGCGCACCCATCACCGGATTCTTCCAGTATTTCGACAGGTCAAATTTGCTGATGACATTGGGGTTGTAGCCACTTGGAGTAGGCGCGGCAGACTCTTTCATCCAGCGCCAGTATTCCGCAGCCGACTCATGGTTAGTAATACCTTTTTCAAGCATCACTTTCTCCACTTCCTCAACATCTTCCTCGCGGTCAATCAAGCCTTTTTTCATCAGCTTATCGCGCCGCTTACCCAATTCCGATATTGCATCGCGTTCACGCAGTTGTGATTCAAGTTGCGATACCCGATCCTCAGAACGATCTACTGCGGCGCGGGTGTATTCCTCAATCTCCAATTCAGGGATAGGCATATCTGGCCTAGCCTGTTTCGTCAATTTAAGAAACTGTTTCCGCGTAGCAGGATTCTCTGAGAGTTGACGGGCAAGCAAAGCCAACTCATCACGCGCTTCTAAACTAAGATCTTCCAAACTCATTTTTATCCCCTTTTTGCTTAGATGACTTTACGGCCTGTTTTGGCGCTAGGCTGCTTTTCCAAGGTCATCTGATTCTTGGAATACTTGGTCGGGCCAGTAAGACCACCAAATTCTGCATAACGCGGCGTGTTATAAATTTGACCGTTTTGCTGATTGTTGTCAGTCGGACGGCGGGGAGCAGACGCACCCCTGGGTTTGAACAGATCCATGATTACTCCTTACATTGGGGGTTGTGGTGCGCCATCACCTTGCGGCATCCCACTTTCGGGAGCCATACCAGGGATAGCAGGTGCTTGGGCCATCGCCCT